ATGCGCTTGAGCATCATTTTGTAAGGAACCTGCTCCTAATATTTCTAGACCAGTTCCTACTACATCACCAATTATTGGTATGTCTAATATACCACCCATTATATTCTCCTAAAAGTGATCAATCATACCTGGTACACCGAATACAGGCATCGGACGTGCACAGATTAGCTGATTAAATGTATCAACTATAAAATGTGGCTCTGACGGTACCTGAATACATCGATCCAATACTGATGATGTTAATCCGTCTTCCTCTATAAATGATTGTGCTAATGTTGGAAGTGATCCGAAATGTTGTGATAGATGCCATGACTCGAGTGAAGCTGTTGCAGCATTCTGAAATAACCCGCTGATTTGTGAGGGCTTGTATCTGTATTCGTCGTAACGGGGAATATAACCGAATACACCATCATCATTGGCTGATCCATCACAGTAAATTTCCTTATTAAGAATCGCCTGTTCGCCCAGGTGAGCTAATGAAGGCCAATATATATCGTACCTGGTTGAATGTGATAAATGCCGGTTTAGCCCTTCCTGGTATGTCAAGTCCATTCTTACAGACATGAGACCCATGACAATACCGTGTTCATGGAATGATTTGTTAAATCCGTGTCCTCTTATAGTAAATGTTCCGTATCCTGCGAGATCGCCTATTCCTAACTGTGATCCAGATGTGGTAGGGGCCTGCTGAACGACAGGTGATATGTTAATTGGCGAACTGCCTCCGCCTAAATATTCAGGGCGATAGCTGGCATCGTAAAATGAAACTCCGAAGTGATTTCTGATAATTTCTGGGTAGCGAGTTCCGGCCCTGGCATCACGTTCTAGTAATTTCTGCACCTGGAATGCTTCTCTAAGATCATTGACTGTAGCTGCTGTGGCAGACGTTAAATCTGTTTCAAGACCTGAGTTGTACACAGCGTCAACATTTGCACTTGCTGAACCATTAATTGATACAGCTGCGCTAGCGCCACTTATTACACGTAAGTCGATCGGTTCGGGTGTGTATTTTGTTGTTCCGCCATCAGTCAAACTTAATGTACCATCAGCAACTACCGGTGCAACAGTTCCTAAAGGTAGCGATACTGCATCGCCTTTTTGTGGCCAGGGTAGTGCTGATGTGAAGTAATCGTGTCTTTTTCCTCTCCTCATCAAGCGCATAGAAGTTAGAGTGTCAGCGTCTGGACCGTCTCCTGCTGCGGTTGCAACAGAATCAATTAAGTTTTGATCGCGGAACCACTCATTATAGATTTTTGCGTAAGAACGAAACGGCAATGCTGATATATCCACATCAGTAGCATCAATTCCGTCTGGTACACCCATTAAGTTAAGTAATTGACCTGTCCTACCAGAATCAGTTGCTAAATTACCATCAGCATCAGAGTTTCTAGTTCCTGTAAGAATTGGAATTGTATAGTCAATTGAATCACCTGGATCCTCTTGTTCTCCGCAGAATTTACGCCAGTTACTCCAAATAATGCGATTGGGTACGAAGAAGAAATGTGTATCTACATACATATTATCCATAATCGGAAATAGCGGTGTTGCCATCCTGGCAAAGATTGTTGATTGCATGTTGAAGGTGTCGCCTGGAAGAACACTATCCCAATAGTACGGAATTAACCAGCCGCAATCCATAGAAAATTTATGTCCAAATGTTCGATTGAATTTTGACCGCGGTGCATCTATGTTTGGTGTAACAGCAAAGTTATGATTCATTACTGATTTCATTTTATTCTCCAATTAATATTTGGCCTTCCCTGGCCTTATTATTTATCCTACTGCTTTTATTCCCTGGTGTGCTGACACGTCATGTCCTGAATAAATTTTGACGGGTTCGGATGGCTTGATTTCTCCATTGCTTGTATCGAATTCTCCAAGGTAGTACATAGCAAAATCATCCTTGTTTTTGTTGTCTTCGATTGAATGTGTAAATGCTCTAATAGCACTTGCTGAATTAATTTCGACACGTGGATCATTGAATATTTCCGCTACTGTATCTTTTACTGAAATGATTACTTTTTTCATTAGAGACTCCTTTTTAAGTTTCTAGTTTTTGCCTGGGCTACATTATTACGAACTGCCAGACGCTCAGGCGTATTATCTGGCGATTCGTATCCTTTTAATGCACGTTCTGCTTGTACATCGTCTAATTGATCTGGATCAAGTTTTTTCATTACTTTATCGTAATAACGTGGTATTTTTCGTGGCTTTCCGTCGACATGCACATAATCTTTGGGGTAACAGTCTCCGTGATAACGTGTAAGCCAGTCGTGAGCAATGCCAGTACCATTAGAACCACCACGAGACATATTGGTGTATTCTGGCAGGACCTGATGAATTTCTCCAGTAAAGCTATTATATCTTTCATAAGGCTTTAGACCTGTTTCAGGGTCTACCTGATCCTGCGCTTTCCCTGTTACTTTTTTCATTATGTACCTGGCCACATAGGCTGCTGATTCATAAGTTACATCACCTACTTGTACGAAGCCATGGGTCCATATTTTCTCTAGGGTTGGGGACATGAATAAATCATGACCTGATGGAGCTGTTCCATAGTACAGCCGATCTGTAAAATCATGGCCGAAAATAATAGCATGATAATGAGGACGGTTGTTTTTCTCACCGTATTCTCCACACATATAGAATTTTATTTTTTTTGGCTTTAAATGCGCCCTGAGGCGGCGCATGAACTTCTGGAAATGTTTTTTTCTGAGGCCGCCATCCGGCGGTAGATTTTCAGGATTGTATGTAAGTGTGATAAAGCAGTTCTCCTGATGAAGGCTGGCTTCATGTACACATCTCATTGCCCATTCCTGTGATCTCTGCATACGGCAACCTATGCACTGGCCACAGGGTATTTGTTGATATTGAGTTCCAGGGCTATCATAAAACACTATTTGCCCGGTTGGCGTGCGCCAGGCATCCAGTGGTTTGTAACATGGCATTAAAGGCGAGTTCCACCACGCATTGGGCGAGGCTTCATATTCATCCTGTTGACCCGGGCCCCACGCCTGAATGATCTACGGCTCTTACCCTTACCCATTTTGTAACGTCGCATGACTTGCTCCTCTGTTTGTATCTAACGATACGCTTGACTGTGTCGTTTGTCAACGACCAGTCGGCACAGTTAGGAACAAGTGTTGAGACTGTGCCGCGACATCAGTAAGAGATGTCGCCCTTGCGGGACTTTTCCTTGCTCGCCTCCTCGGCTCGCTTATAACGCTTTCGCTTTTTTTGAATCCGCTACGCTATATTTCAATTTCTGAATCGAATAAAAAGCATTCGATTCAGAAATCGAAATCGCTACGCTACTTGGTATGGTCTGCAATAAAGATGATATATGCATGACCAATTATTTTATTGTAATTATGATACATTGTTTTATTGACATTTTAGTATCATTATTGTATTATATATATATGGAATGTAGTGCTACATTCCTGTAACCCTAAGAGGGCTTAAACCATGGTAGAGTCTACCGTAATTATTAAACAGCCAGATTTATACCTGGCTTATAGAGAGAAGACAAAGTGTAAACAATATTACTTTTATTCTTTTAGTGATTTGTACGCATTTTTTAATAAAAAATGCTACAGAGGTGAAGCTATTAAATATAGCGGGCATAGATCCGCTAATAAGAATGGAACAAAGTTCCATAGACCATTTATAGAAGGAGAATTATATTATGCTAACGATTGAAGAATTAGAGAAGCGTATCGACCGTGACCAGGAGCTACTGGATCGACTAACCGCAGAACGCGAGAAAGTGAGAATACGATTATATCGGTATAAAAAGAGCTTTACAGCTCTATTAGAATTTGAGCAAATGATTGAAGATCAGCATGAGTGTTAATTAAAAAAGGGGCCCAAAAGGGCCCCTTCTACTATGGCGCCGGTTCGGCCGGCGGAGTCTCCACAGCTGGGTTATCGACAATTACATGCATTGGTTGTATTTCCTGTTCTGGGTTCATTAATCCCCAGGCTACCAATTGATCCTTGTTTTCCGGATTATGAATATAATCCATGAATTTTGCAGGGTCATTATCGAAATGTTTTCTAATCTCTGACGGTACCAATGAGAAAGATTCTTTCGCCTGGAGTATTGCGTTCATACTTTCCTGAAAATCATTACCTGTAACATCATCATACGTAAACTGCTGCAACGCAGCTACTTGTGCTATCAGCTCAGTTCCATGCCTGGCGACAATTTTATTAATATCCACCTCATCTTTTTGAGACTGTTCTGTTTTTGTCTGTTCAAAGACATGACCGCCTTTATCTATTCCTAACTGTTTACCTTCACTGTCATACTTTCTGAACATTATTTGTTTCTCCTCTGTTTTCTACCATAACCACCACTTATTGGATTTTTTCCAGGTGGTGCGTCAGTAACATATTTTCTGAAATCTTCCTTTATTGATTTTATTGATAATCCGTGTTCATCCATCCAATTGTCTAGCCATTCTCTATTGCTATTTGCCCATTTATTGAACGCCTCATCAAATTTTTGAAGTGTTCCATTATATACTTTCCAGAAAAACATCCAAAAATCCTTTTTAGGTTGTTCGCTTTGTATCCTTGTTCTTTCTGCATCTACTTTTGCTTTTTGGGCTGATGTTAATTTTGCCTGTTCATTTAATAACCTTGCTTGACCTAATTGTACTTTTGATATTGATGGACTCGATGTGGAATCACCTCTTGCACTTGAATGTGTTGCTGCTCTTGGTATAGGCATACTACCGCCAGCAGGCGACTTGAAACCTCCTGTAGCTGCTAATATTGGATTTAATCCGGCCGATTTTAATCCTTTCATCTGTAGACCTGGTGAATCCTGTAATAAGCTTCGCTGTCGCTGATATGCTTTTTGAGCTTGAGCAGATGAGTATGCACTTTCTAATCCAAACATGTCCTTGTCGTGTTTTACCTGCTCTGTAAACATTTGTGCGGAATGCGCTTGAGCATCATTTTGTAAGGAACCTGCTCCTAATATTTCTAGACCAGTTCCTACTACATCACCAATTATTGGTATGTCTAATATACCACCCAT